CAGACGGGCGCGTACGTCACCGGGCAGGGCGGGGACGGTGCGCAGGCGGCAAAAAGCCTGTGGCGCATTGCCCCGGCCAGCAATACCTTCCTGGGTACAGCGCTGATGAATGCCGTGGCGGGCGATTAGGCGCAGGCAGCAGGGCAGGCATTTCCCTGCCCTGAAAGACACACTTCAAGGAATCCCATGACCTCCAACATCATCCTTCCGTGGCTGCACGCGGGCGGGCAGGGGGGTGTGCGCCACTCCATGCAGGCGCTTGAGGGGGACGGCACCACCGGCCCCTTCGAGTTCAACTTTGCGGGCGGGGCCATAGACCCTGCCCACATCAAAGCCTACCGCTACGACCCGGCCAGCGCCACCTCCCACCCGCAGGCCATTGACCTTATCGGCCCGAATCAGGCCGTCACCTCCGAGGCCATCCCCCAGGGCCAGTACCTTGTGATTTACCGCGATACGCCCAAAGACCTGCCGCTGGTGGATTACACCGAGGGCGCGGTGATGGACGAGGCCAATCTGGATACCACCGCCCGGCAGGCGGTCTTTGCCGCTGCCGAGATGGTGGACAGGTTCGAGGCCATCAATGCCACGGTCTCGGATGCCGTAGCGCGTACGACCGATGCCATGTCCACCGCCGATGCGGCGCTGGCGGCGGCGCAGGCCGCGTCGGACGTTGCCGCCAGTGCGGCGGCAGCGGCCACCGCTGCCGCTGGCGAGGCGCAGGCCGCGTGGGCCGATATCAGTACGAAATTCACCGTCTCCCCCCTGCCCCCGTCCGGCGGCAAGGATGGCGACATCTGGTTCCAAGTTACCTCATAGGAGATGCCCCTTGGCAGATTTATCCACCCACGCGGCCAATCGCGCCCTGACCTGGCTGATGACGGGCAGCAGTGTTGCCCGCCCGGTCAGCATTTACGTGGGCGCGTTCACCAGCCCGTCCACCGAGGTGTCCGGCAACGGCTACGCCCGCCAGACGCTGACCTTCTCCAACGGCTCCAATCGCGGCGTGAGCAATACCAGCACGGCCAGCTTTACCGCCAGCGGCGGGCCGTGGGGAACCATTACCCATCTGGGCCTGTTCGACGCGGCTACCGGCGGCAACCTGCTGTGGCAGGGGCCGATGATGTCGGGCGCGAAGTTGATTGAGAACAACGATACGCTGGATGTACGGGCGGGTAATGTGACCGTGCTGCTCAACTGAGGGCGCTGCAATGGCTGACGGCGTACGGATTGCCCAGACAGGCAGCAGCCACCCGCGCATCACGCAGAACGGCCACCGGCGCATTACCGAGCGGGCGGTGATGGCCGGGCTGGCCCTGTCCGCCAGTGCCAGCATGGCGGCTGCCGCCCGGCGTACCCGCGCTGGCGCGGTGAGCCTGACCGCTGGCACCCAGATGACGGCCACCGCACGCGGCAGGACAGCCGCAGGGCTGGCCCTCTCTGCCAGTGCGCAGATGAGTGCCTTCGCGTCGGCCAAACGCCCTGCCGCCGTGGTCTTGACTGCCCAGCCGCAGATGCTGGCCGCTGTCGGGGCGGTGCGCCCTGTGTGCGTGATGTTGACCGCTGGCACCCAGATGACGGCGTACGCCCTGCGCACGCGGGCGGCGTCCGTTGCCATGACGGCTGCGAGCACCCTGACCGCGCAGGCCAACCGCCGCGCCGTGGCCGGGGCCGCCTTGGCGGCAGCTACGGTCATGACCGTTGCACCCCTGGCCCGACGGCGGGCGGTGGGTGTGGCCCTGTCCGCCGGTACGGTGATGTCGGTGGTCGGGGCCAGCAAACGCGCCCCCGCCGGGGTGCACCTGACGGCACAGGCCACGGCGCAATTCGGGCGGGAATTGTCCCTGCATTACCGCTTGACCGAGGACGGGCGCGTACGCGTGACGCAGGCAGGCAGCCGCCGGATAACCGAGGAGAGCGAGGCGCACGGGGGCATCTGGGTCATCCCGCCCGCGTACCGCATCTACCGCCGTCAGGGCGGGGGGTGGTACGGCATAGACCCTTACGTGAAAGTCGCGGGCCAGTGGCGGATGCCTGCCCGCATTCTTCCTAAACACGGCGGCCAGTGGCTGACCGTGCGTTCCCATTTACAGGAGGCTGCCGCATGGCAGACATGAAAATTTCTGACCTGCCTGCCGCAGCGGATGCCGTTGATGCGCAGCAATTCGAGGTCAACGATTCCGGCACCAGCCGCCGCGTCACCTTCCAGCAGATGCGCACCAAAATCAAAGCGTGGCTGGATGGGGTTTACGCCGCCGCCACACACAACCACGACACGGCGTACGCGGCCAAGAGCCACAATCACAGCGGCACGTACGCGCCTGCCAGCCATACGCACCCGATACAAGACCTGAACAACAGCACCGCCACGGGCCGCGCCCTGCTGGTGCAGCCCAACCCCGAGGCCGTGCGCAGCTACATCGGCGCAGGCACCGGCAACAGCAATCTTGCCATCGGCACGACGGCCACTACCGCCAAGGCGGGCGACTGGAAGCCGCACCTCGATGCGGATACCACGGGGCAACTGCCGTGGGCCAGATTGACCGGCATCCCGGACGGGGCGGCAGGGCTGCCGCAGGCGCTGGGGGTGGGCAGTTATGTGATGGGATACAAAAAGCCGGTCAACCCCCACCAGACTGCTGCCGCCATTTCCGCAGGGCAGACCGTGAGCGGTTCCCAACTGACCATATCTGGGTACGCCATGACCTTGCACGTTGCGGGCGACAGTGCTGGCTACAGCCAATGGACGGGCTTGCCGACCCCCGGCGCGACAGGCACCTGGCGGGCCATGATGCACGGCGGAAGCGCGGCAGGCACCTACCAATCTTCGCCGGTTCCCACCCTGTTCCTGCGCATCGCCTGATGCCCGGCCCTCGCGCCCTACCAGAGTTTCAATGCTGCCGCCACGCCAAAGAGGGCAACCAGCATGGCCCCCATCTTGATGAGCAGGCGGTTTTCCATCGCCAGCATGTCGCTGCGCAGGCGCAATTCCATCGCTTCCACGTCCCTGCGCATAAACGCAATGTCGCCCTTGGTGGCGACATCGGCGGCATCGTGCGAATCGCGCACGGCAGACGCAATGGCGCTGGCCTGCCTGCGCTCTACGCCTGCCTCTTCAAGCGTTTGCATGAATTTCAAGGTATCGAAGGTGATTGCCATAGTACCTGCTCCAAGAATTTCCCCAGTGTATCACCCCGTCAAAGGATGAATCATGTTTACCGCCCTCCCCGCCCACACCCCCAAATATGCAAATTTTGACGGCACTGCCGTTGATTTGATTATCGCCCACCCCGAACTTGGCACGCTCCCCTTTACCGCCAGCAGCGATGATACCGAGCCGCTGGGCCAGAGCCTGCATGCCCGCGCCATGAATGGGGACTTCGGCCCCATCGCGCCGTACGACGGCCCCGGCCCGCAAGAGGTGCTGGCTGACCAGATGCGGGGCCAGCGCAACCAGAAGCTGGCGGCGCTGGATGCCATTGTGATGCACCCCCTGCGCTGGGCGGAATTTACCGCGCCGCAGCAGGTGGCCCTTTCCAGCTACCGGCAGGCGCTCTTGGACGTGCCGCAGCAGGCGGGCTTTCCTGCAAACATTGATTGGCCCGAGCCGCCCGCGTTCCTCGCGCCTGCCTCTTAACCCTTCACAAGGAATGAAATGATTGAGCAAACGGGAACCGTTGCAAAAGGCGGCACCGTCGTTGGCGTCGGCGTTGCCGGTACGTCTTATACCTATCTGGGCCTGCCGATGGCAGACCTTGTGGGGCTGATTACCATCGTCTATCTGCTGGTGCAGATTGTCGTCAGCGTCCGCAAGGCGTTTGGCAGCAAGCGCCATGAGCCGCGCCACTGAAGCGGCCCTCTCCACCCTGCACGGCGTGGTGGCCGCCGAGTTGACCCGCCGCATTCTGGAATCCGAGGCCACCGCCGCCGACATCGGCGCGGCGATTAAATTCCTGAAAGACAACCACATCACCGCCAGCATCGAGGACAACGCGGCGCTCTCGGAACTGAAGCAAAAGCTTGACCAGCGGCTGGCGAAACGCCAGGCCACCACGGTGACGTTCCACCCCACCGACCCGACACCCGAGGACATCGACGACGTGCTGGCGGGCATTGCGCACGCGGTGCCGTAATGGCCCAGCGCGAAAGTCCCGACGCGGCGCTGGTGCGCTGGGAGATGCTGGAACTGGTGCAGGCCGCCTACCGCACCTTCACGCCGTTTCTGGAAGACGTGATGGCCGAGCTTGGTTTTACCACCACCGACATCCAGCGCGACATTGCCTCCTTTCTGGAACACGGCCCGCACTACCTGATGATTCAGGCCCAGCGCGGGCAGGCCAAGACGACGATTACGGCGGCCTTTGCGGTGTGGCGGTTGATACACGAGCCGAAGTCCCGCATCCTGATTCTGTCGGCAGGCGGGACGCAAGCCAACGAGATTTCGACGCTGGTGGTGCGCATCATCCTGACGATGGAAGTGCTGGCCTGCCTGCGACCAGACCGCAACGCAGGCGATAGAACCAGCGTCGAAGCCTTCGATGTCCATCACTCCTTGAAGGGGCTGGACAAGTCGCCGAGCGTGGCGTGCATCGGCATTACCGGCAACCTGCAAGGCAAGCGGGCAGACCTGTTGATTGCGGACGATATCGAATCGCAGAAGAACTCGTTGACCGAACACCAGCGCATGGCGCTCTTGAACCTGACGCGGGACTTCCCCAGCATTTGCGCCACCGGACGCATTGTGTATCTGGGTACGCCGCAGTCGGTGAACTCCATCTACAACACGCTGCCCGGACGCGGCTATACGGTGCGCATCTGGACGGGGCGGTATCCGACCCCGGCGCAGATAGAAAACTACGGCGGGCTGTTGGCTCCGTTGATACTGCGGCGGCTGCAAGCCGACCCGTCGCTGGGCGAACCCCGCCACGGCCCGCTGGCCGACCAGGGTGCGCCGCTGGATACGGAATTGCCCGCAGGCAAGGAAGAATTCCTGTGCAAGAAAGAGATAGACCAAGGCCCCAGCTATTTTCAGTTGCAGCACATGCTCAACACCAAGCTGGCCGACGCCGACCGCTATCCCTTGCGGCTCATCAAGGTGCAGGCTGTGCGCGTGGTGGGGGAGTTGTTCCCCATGACCATACAGCCGGGCCTCTTGATGCAGGAGACCGTGGCCTACGAAATCCACGGCACCACGTACACGCTGGCCGTGCCGTCAACGACCAGCGACGAACGCGCCAAGCTGCAAGGCATTGTCATGTACGTAGACCCCGCAGGCGGGGGCAAGAACGGCGACGAGACCGGCTACGCGGTGGTGGGGTTTCTCAACGGCAACATCTGGGTGCTGGACGCAGGCGGTGTGCCGGGCGGGTACTCGGTGGACGCCTTCAAGCGGCTGGCAGGCATTGCCAAAGCGTGGCAGGTCAACCGCATCCTGATTGAAAAGAACTTCGGCTTCGGGGCCTACCTGCACACGTGGCTGCCTATCCTGCGCGGCGAGTACGCCGACGTTTCCAGCGGCGGCTGTGCGCTGGAAGAAGTGTATGAATCCGGCCAGAAGGAGTTGCGCATCATCGACACGCTGGAGCCGGTGATGGCACGCGGTGCGTTGATATTCAACGACGACATCGCCCGCAAGGAACCGGCGTCGCTCTCCGCCTACCCGATGGAGAAGCGCAGCACGTATTCGCTCTTTCACCAGATAGCCTTCATCACCCGCGAGAAGCAATCGCTGGCCCACGACGACCGGCTGGACGCACTGGCGGGCGCGGTGCGTTATTGGGTGCGGCTCATCGGCATCGACCAGCAGGCCACCATTGAGCGCCAGCGGGAAGCCGAGTTTGAAGCCTGGCGCAAGAACCCGCTGGGGTATCCCAGAACCCATCCGACCCCTCGCGGGTCTCTCATGAACCGATACAAGAGGTAGAAGGAGTTACCGTTATGAATTATGTGGATTTGTCTGACGTGCGCCATGTCGTGCGCGGGTTCAAACTGCGCGTGGACGCGGCCCGCGCCGTCTCGCAGGTGGAGCTGCTGGCCGCCAGCGGCGCGGCGTCTGTGGAAGCTGCCGAATCCTTGCGCGATTTCTTCGTGGCCGCCGCCAACGCGGCGGACAAGGCCGCAGGCGGCAACGGCAAGCGCGTGAAGGTCAGCAAATAATGGCAGGCAAGGTCAGGAAAGCGGGGGCGACCATCGCCGCCGCTGCCGCCTTGGCGGGTAGCGTCATTGCTTACTTTGAAGGCACCGAGACCGAAGCCTACCGCGACCCGGTAGGCATCCCGACCATCTGCACCGGCCACACCGAAGGCGTGGTGATGGGGCAGGTGCGCACGCTGGCCGAGTGCGAGAACTTGCTGCGTGCCGACGTGCAAACCGCGATGGCGTCCGTGCTGGCGCTGACCCGCGTGCCGGTAAACGCGCATGAATTGGCGGCGTATACGAGCTTTGTCTTTAACGTCGGCCACGGGAACTTTGCGCGTTCCACCCTGCTGAAGAAACTGAACGCAGGCGACCGCCCCGGCGCGTGCGCGGAGTTGAAACGCTGGGTGTACGCCAAGGGCCAGAAGCTGCCCGGTCTCGTCAAGCGGCGTGAGGCGGAATACCAGCTTTGCATGACGCCTGTAGAGGAGCCAGCATGAGCATCGTGACCAAGGCATTGTCCGCCCTGCTGACGCTGGCGGTGCTGGCAGGCGGCGTGCTGTACCAGCGCAATCAGTCGCTGGCTCGCAGCCTGCAAGCCGAACGGACCAAGGTAGCCGTGCTGGACCACACCCTTACCGCCACCCGTAGCAGCCTGAACGTCTACATGGCACGCGCCAAGGCGTCTGCTGCGCGGGCCGACAAGCACCAAAAGGAGGTCAGCCGTGCGCTGGAATCGAATCAAGACTGGCGCGATGCCCCTGTGCCTGATGCTGTCTTTGACAGCCTGTACCCAGACCGTAGTACAGCGGACGCTGCCCCCGGCAATGCTGCTGGCCGACTGCCCTGAACCCGCCGCGCCGTCGCTGCGCACCAACGGCGCACTGGCGCAGTCCGTGCTGGACTACCGGGCGGCGCTGGACAGGTGTAATGCGGACAAGGCGGCGTTAAGGGCTTGGGGGGAGTAGGCCCTGTGGCAGTTATTCACGAACTTTACACTGCGCGAACGTAAAAGCTTCCTCTGCGTACGCATTGGCGAGCCGCCGGGCTTCATCCACGTAGTTCTGCCACTTAGCGACCCACTGGTCAACTTCCCACTTATTTATATATCCGCATGTCTAGAGATGTGCAGTTGCCCTGCGTCATGCACTGCGGCTTATCCGGCTTGTAAAGGGAGAGTACCTCTATCTGAAGAGGCGGTGCAGGCGGGACACAACGCGCCTGTGCAGCGACTGGCAAGGCCAGCGCCAAGGCAAGCAACCAACGTATCACCACAATACTCCTCGTTTGAAATTACGCAGTGCTGCCATTCTACGGCAACACCAACCCCGGCACCCGGTACTTCCCAACCGCCTCCACCAGCGGATGCAGCGGGTAGCTCAACCCGCCGTAGCTCCGGGACACTTTCCCACTGGCGTGGCCGGACAAAGCGTCCGAGACCTCCTCGGCAATCATCAGCGCCCGGCAGTGGTCTTTGAAGGCGTGCCGGAAGCTGTGAAATACCAGCTTGGGGTTCGTGATGCCGCAGACTTCCCGCAGGGATTCATTGAACCACTTGCCAAAGGCTGACCCCTTTCTGCCGTGCTCGTCCGGATTCAGGTCGAACAGTTGCGGCCTGCCGCGCCGACTGTCCACGAATGCAAGAAAGCCCCGCGCAGTCAATGCCGCGTGTATCGGCACCCGCCGCACGCTGCCGCTGTTCTTGACTTTCTGGCCCTCGCCCGCATCGGTAATGCGCAGTACCCACACCGTTTTATCCGCGCCGGTCTCATCCATGTAGGTTTCCTCGTAGAGGTCTTCGGGACGCAGTTGGCACAATTCCTCGCGGCGTGCGCCGTAGAAGAGCGCCAAGAGCAGTATCCAGTACGCGGCCTGCCTGCCGATGTGCGGCGGGGCGGTGCCGTGCGCATAGATGGACAGGCGCGTGAATATCGCTTGCAGGTCGGCGAGGGCGAAGGGATGGCGGGCGTCCCTGGCGCTCCTCTTGACTGCCACCTTCACGCCTTGCGCCGGGTTGTGCTCGATGATGCCGTTGGCCGCCGCGTGGTTGAGCAGTACGTTCAGCACCACCATGTACTTGTTGGTGTTCACGCCGCTCTGGCCGGATGCCAGGAGCGCATCCTTGAACGCCACCGCGTGCGAGCGCTTGATGTCCTGCGGCAGAACGTCTCCCACCATCTCGGTAAAGCGCCGCACCGCCCGGCGCGTGGCTTCGATGGATTTCCTGCCCGGCTGGCGCTCGGCCTCCCACTTGTCCGCCAAGCCCGCCAGCGTCGGGCCGGGGGCGGCGACCGCAGGGGGCGCGGGCGATGCGTCCTCAATTTGAGGGCGTGGCGCTGTTGGCGCGGGGGCAGGCGGCGCGGCATGCGGGACGAAATGCACCGGCTGCTGGTTGCGGGCCAGCCGGAAGGCGTCGTCCATCTCCAACCCCAACCGCCTGCACAGCACCACCGCAGTACACCGGTCGCCTGTGCCAAGGGCGCGTGTGATTTCCCGCCGCCCGTAGTGCTCGCGCAGGTCTTTTGGTACCACCCGACGAAGGAAGTACCGGTTGCCCCGGCGCTGAAGGTGCGTACACAT